TGGACCCGTTCCAGACCCAGTAGAATAAACGTTTCAAAATAGTAAATTTCATGTAGGTGTATAAATTAAATAAACTTTAAGATTAAAAATAAAATTAACAGGGAGGTCAACCCTCCCAAAAGGAGAAATATAAAATGGAAGAAAATAAAATGATGGTAGCAGAAAATATGGAAATGGCAAAGTCACCAAGTATGGATTTAGGAATGGATGGAAACACAACTTTTATTGCAGATTTAACAGCTAAGAGGGTAACAGCATATTCAAGTATCAAGGCAGTAACAATCGAAGAAAAGAAAGCATTTTTCAATGCAGTAAATAGCACACAAAAAAGAATAGGTGATTGCATCAATGAAACAATTCAGATTAAAGATGTTTATGTGGAAGTTGTAACTTGTGTAAACAGAGAAACAGGCGAAGCAACTGATTGTCCAAGAACTGTTTTAGTTGATAAAGATGGAGTAAGCTACCAAGCAGTATCATTAGGGATTTTCAATGGCTTAAAGAAAATCTTTCAAATATTTGGGATGCCTAACACCTGGGAAAAACCATTGCCATTGAAAGTTAAACAACTTACAAAAGGGGATAGAAAAATACTAACATTTGAGTTTAAATAATAAAAGGAGGGTTAACCCCTCCTTTACTTTTCTAGTTTGGGAGGGATTAATAAATGAAAAAGTTATCGTTTGTAGTTTTTGTTATGTTAATATTTTACGTTTTATGGGTAATTAAAATAATGAATTAACAGGAGGTTAAAATGAGTTATAAAGATAAAATTGACGAAGTAAGACAGGAGTTAATAGAAAAGTATTGCTCTGAATGTAACCATAAAGATTATTTAAGTTGTACAAATTGTGAAAAATATCCTTTTTGTACATCTAAATATAAGGTAGTTAGCAAAGTAAATTTTAATAATTTAAAAGAAGTACAAATTGAATTATTAAGAAAAAAGATAGAATTGCAGAAGTTACAAGACAAACATAGTATATTACAAACTAAATACAACTTATTAGAAACTGAATATAAACGTTCTAAAATGTTATGCAGTGGACAACGCCATTTTATTTATGCAGATACAGACAGATTATATTTAGAATGTAAACAATGTGTATTTTATGATAAATGTTTATTTAGAATAACAGGAGGTGAATAAATGACAAAAGATGGTATAGAGTACAATCTAAATATTACACCTTATAAAGTCGATGTATGTTATACAGGTGTAATAATCACTTATAAGTTTTCTAGTGAAATGTATAAAAATAAATTCATTAACCAGAGTGTTAAAAACAGGGAAAAGAATGTTAATGAAAATTTCAAACTTAATATGGAAATTGTAAGAGATATTAAATCATACAATAATATTGAGAAAAGGGGGTTTGAAATACTTAAAAATGGAATAATGCCTTTTTATTCAAAAGATGAAATAACCTTAACAAGTATTTATGATATAGTTTAGGTTTATTGGGGGAATGGGGTATGTCTGACATTAGGTGGAGAAAGAAAGATACAGAAGAATTGAAAAGAAAAGTCAAAAACTACAATGCAAAAATAGCACGTTTAATGAAGAAAAACTATAATCAAGATTTATTACCAGAAAAACTTAAATATAAAGACTTGAAAGAAAGTATTAAAACAAGGTCAGACTTTAAAGAACAAATTAAATTAGCAAATGAATTGACTAAAAGGGGTTCAGAAGAAACAGTAAAAAGCACAAGAGGGTTAACCCTTCCTAAATTCACAATAAAACAAACTAAAATAAAAATAGCTAAAATAAACAAAGAAAGAAAAAAGAAAAAAGAAGATTTAGAAAAGATACAGAAAACAGATAGAAATAAGCCAATTGACAAAACAGGAGAAAAAGGAAAAGATATCGGAGTTAATTTAATTCATCCTAAAAAATTTAATTTTGAAAACATGAGTAAAAAAGAGTGGGAAATGTTCATAAAAACAGTTGATAAACAAGTGAGAAAAGATGATGAAATTACAGACGCTAGATATGTAAAACACTTATTTTTAGCAATAGATGCAAATTTGTCACCTAATCAAGCAGATAAACTGAAAGAATTAATTAGTTTAATACCTAATAATAAAATAGTTGAAAAATATTATACGGATAGAAATATGACCATAGATTTTTACTATGGAGAAAGTGACCAAGACGATAAGTTTAAAATACAATATGACGCATGGGAAAGTTACGCAAAAGAAAATGGGTACCTTAAAGAATAAGAGGGTGGAAATATGATTGCTTGTACAGATTTTGAAACAACGACAGATGTTAATGATTGCAGAGTTTGGGCGTATTCGCTTAGTGAAGTGGGTAATACTGATAACTTTCAATTCGGTAATAACATTGATGATTTTTTTAATATTTGTGCAGACAAAAACGAAAATCATATTTTCTACTTTCATAATTTAAAATTTGATGGCGAATTTATTTTTTATTGGCTGTTCAGAAACAATTTTGAATTAGTAAAGAATAGAAAATTATTGACAGATAATACATTTTGTACATTAATATCAGATATGGGACAATTTTATAGTATAGAAATATGCTTCTCTAAAAAAGGTCATAAGGTAAATAAAGTAACAATTTATGACAGTTTAAAAATATTAAATTTTAGCGTTGCAAATATAGCAAAAGACTTTAATCTACCAATTGAAAAGTTAGAAATAGATTACAAAGAACATAGAGAAATAGGTCATACACTAACACCGTTAGAAATAAAATACATTAGAAATGATACTGAAATAGTTGCAAGAGCATTAAAAACATTATTCGATTTAGAAATGAAGAAAATGACAATTGGTGCGGATGCACTAGACGATTATAAAACAACAATAGGTAAAAAATTATTTAATTTACGCTTTCCAGTTCCAGATATAGAGTTAGATAAATACTTACGAAAATCATACAAGGGCGGGTTTACATATTTAGACGATAGATATAGAGGGAAAACAGTAAAAGAGGGAATTGTATTAGACAATAATTCTCTATATCCATCCAGAATGAGAAACCAGATGTTACCATATGGTGAACCAGTTTTTTATAAAGGAAAATATAAAAAAGATAAATTATATAATTTATATGTTCAGAGATTTTCATGTCAGTTTGAATTAAAAAAAGACCATATACCTAGTATACAAATAAAGCACTTAACATTTATTCCAACAGAATATTTAAAAAGTTCTGAAAGTGAAGAGGTAGAATTGACTCTAACGAGTGTAGATTTAGATTTATTTTTTCAACAATATAATGTATATAATATTGATTATTTAGATGGGTATAAATTTAAAGGTTCTACAGGGATGTTTAAATCATATGTTGATAAGTGGTCGAAAGTAAAAATAGAAAGTAAAAAGAATAAAAATAAAGCTATGTATACATTAGCAAAATTAATGCTAAATAGTTTATATGGTAAATTTTCTCTAGCACCGCAAATTAGAAGTAAATATCCATATTATAATAGTAAGGATGATAAAGTTACTTATATTTATGGAGAATGGGAAGAAAGAAAACCTATCTATATAGCGGTTGGAACATTTATCACAAGTTGGGCGAGATATGAGACAATAACACAAGCACAGAAAGTATATGATAGATTTATATATGCCGATACTGATAGTTTGCATTTAATTGGTTTAGATATGCCAAAAGATATCGAAATTGACGATTACAAACTAGGAGCATGGAAAAATGAATTTGTGTTTAGTAAAGCTAAATTTTTACGACAAAAATCATATATGGAGCATGGAAGAGAACCAGATGAAACTTGCGAAGAATACACAAAAATTACATGTGCGGGGATGCCAACTACATGCTATAAAAATGTAACATTTGCAAATTTTGATTTTGGAAATAAATTTTCTGGAAAATTACAACAAACAAGGGTAAAAGGTGGAATTGTGTTAAAAGATATTGACTTTACCATAAAAGGGGTGTAGAATATAGTAGAGGTATAAATTGTAAATAGTTTGTACTTGCTAACGATAATTAACCCAGATGATGGGATGCGTTAGAAGTTTTGGTGTAATAACTTGCAACTATACTTTTATTAACCTCATTGTTTTAAACTTTACGTATCTCATAAAATGTAACCTTAAAAGGTGCAAGAGATACGTAACTTTATAAAATATATGGGATAGTATAGGAAGGTGATATTTAAAAGTGTATTATAATGGTAATATAGCATTAACATATAATTGTTTATTTAATTTTGTAGTCGGTAGTCGTGGAGTTGGAAAAACATTTTGGTTCAAGGAATGGGCGATAAAAGATTTTTTAAAAACTGGAAGTCAATTTGTTTATTTAAGAAGATATGACACAGAGTTTGAGAAGGGTAAAAAAGAGAAGTTTTTTGATGATATAGTGGACAAGTTCCCCAAACATAAATTCGAAATAAAAGGTTATTTAGCATATATAGATGATAAAATTGC